TCAGGCGGTTCCGTCGCGGGCCTCACGGCCTTCGGCGGGGCCGCTTCGTTCGTCTCCGCTCTCGTCGAAATATGTCCAGTAGATAGACTCCGCCTTTTTCCCTATGCGGCGCTTGTATTTGAGATAGACGATGTCGAAGACGTCCTCCCGCTCCTCCTCCGGCAGGAGCCGGAACATGGCGACGAGATCGGTCTCAAGGCTCGAGAGCGGGCTCCCGTCACAAAGGAGCCCTTGCTCCTCCTTCACGCGAGCGAGATCGAGTTCTCCACTCGGAGTGCTCTCCGTTTGGAGCTCTCCGAAAACGAGGTAATCCAGCGAAGCGCCCACAAAGCGAGCGACCGCCGTGAGCTTGTCGAGGCGCGGGCTTTGATCGTTCCATCGTTTGATTGTACCATTTCCGAGGCCGAGCTCCCGCTCGATACGGTTGAACGTGAGCCCCTTCTTCTTCACTTCGATCTCGAGGCGATCAATGAGTTCGGACATAGTAAAACCTCCCATTTCTCCGGGCGGAGAGGCGCGGCGAAAAAATCTCTCTAATTTGAGAGAAAACGCTTGACACCTCTCCGAACGGAGAGTATAATGAAGTAGGATTAAGAATTTAACCAAACAACAGCATACCACACCCCACCAAAAAAGGAAAGCAGAAAAGGAGGTCACACATGAGAAACGGCAAGAAGCCTACGCGGAAGCAGAAGATCAGGCTCGGGCAAGCGGGCCTTGCCCCGGAGAACTGGCTCGTCATCAAGCAGAAGCAGAACGGCGAACTCGTCATCCTCCACAAGCACACCGACAAGATCAGGGTCGTCCCGGCTTCGGTCGGCTGACCCGCCACAACAGGAAGGAGCAGCAGCAGATGAACAGCTACAAGATCACATTCCACTACCCCGAGAGCGGCAACGAGACCGCCTACATCACCGAGCGGACAGAGGCAGCGGCCCGGAAGGGGCTCGTCAAGCGGTTCGGCAAGGACGCCGAGATCGTGGACATTGAGCTCCACGACACCGACGCCAACGCCACGAAGGAGCAGGAGCGGGAGACCATGGAGAAGATCAAGGCCATGGTCGCCGAGCTGGGCCCACAATCCTACCTCAAGACGGCCTTCGAGGGGGTCTTCGAGATCGCCGAGATGAACATCGACGAGGACGCGGCCTACAGCTTCCCGGGGCGGGTCAGTCTCCTCGAGGAGCAGCTCAAGGAGATGGGCAGCAAGTACAACGCGGCCCGCTCCGATGTGGAGGTCTTGAACAGTCAGCTCGACCACGTCCGGGAGCAGCTCGCCGCCGCCCAGGAGCAGATCGCCACCCTCAAGCGGGGCCACCTCCCCGAGGAGCTCCGGCGCGATCTCTGGGTCATGACGACGACCGAGGCCGAGGCGAGCCGGGCCCGGATGGCGGAAGCCGCCGAGAAGATGGCCGTCGGCGCTGACAACCCGGGATGTGTGCTTTTCAAGGACGCCGTCACCCTCTACCGCGCCGAGAAGGCCCGGGCCGAGGCCATGGAGCAGAGAGCCGCCGAGCTGGACGCCCTGGAGGGCGAGGAAGGAGGCGCGGCATGAAGCTCGTCGAAGTGGTGGGCGTCATGAACATCGCCGACGTCCGGGTCGCCTCGAAGACCATCCGGGAGCTTCTCCCAGAGCGGCCCCTCGATATGCGCCACAGCGACGCCGACCCCCTCCTCCGGCAGTACGGGGAGAGGGAGGTCGAGTCCATCACCGACGTCTGCAAGCTGGGCGTCACAATCTGGATTAAATAGCCGAAACGCCCTCCGGGGCGTCGTCGGGAGGTGTCCTCTCCCGGCCCGATGATGGCAGGACGGACGAACAACAGGAAGGAGCAGCAGCTATGAGAAAAATGAAGAAAATCAACGGGTTCCTCGTCGTGCGGTTCAACGACCGCGAGAAGCGGAACAACCCCACCCTCGGGAGCTTCGGCGTCATCGACGCGGAGCAGTACACGGGCGACCTCGACTTTGACCTGGACGCCTTCGAGTACACCGACGCCGACCTCATCGAGATCGCCGTCGAACAGGCCCGGGGCCTGGACGCCGAGGAGGACTTCGGCGAGGAGCCCACGACCTACACCGTCATCGCCGAGACGGCGGCGGAGGCCCGGGAGGAGGAGGTCGAGCCGAAGCTCCTCGCCCTCGCCCGGGAGCGGAAGCTCGAGACGCAGATCAAGAGCAAGCACTACCCGGACATCGACCCCCGGACGGCGTTCCACAATCTCGAGGGCTACAAGGCCGCGCTCTACGACCTGGGCCTCCTGGAAGCGGACGAGGCGGTCGTCGAGCCGGACGTCTTCGGAGCGGCGTGTCAGTTCTACACGGACGAGGACCACCGGGCCGACGTCGTCCTCCCCAGCGAGGCGGGGCCCGCCGTCCTGTCCGCCCACGACTTCGAGGAGGGGGAGACCTTCACAAACTGCACCGTCCAGACGCTCAAATGCCGCCGTTGTGGGATGGAGAGCTTCGCGTGGAGCAAGGGGCCGGGCCCGGAGCAGGAGGAGGCCCTCGCCTATGTGTGCGACGAGGTTTGTCGGTTCCGGGAGGGCCGGACACAAGAGGAGCTCGACGCCATTTGTGAGAAGTGCAAGGTCGAACGCTGGGCCCAGAGGTACATCCCGGAGCCGGAGCCCCGGGAGCGGGAGACCTTCGAGAACCTCCCCTCGGGCATGAGGGACGCCCCCAACACGCGGAAGGTCTACTCCCTGGGCCTCGCCCTCGCCGAGGAGTGCCCGGGTAACGATTGCAAGGTCTACCTGAACATCTTCAACATGGCCCGGGAGCTCGACAAGGCCCTGGACAAGGTGAAGCCGAACTCGGCCCCGTTCCTCGCCCTCCGCTCGGCCCTCATGCAACGGGCCCGGGAGCTCGGGGAGATGTACTTCGAGAACTACGCCATCCAGCAGTTCAAGGAGGGGATGCAGCCGTGAGGAAGCCCGCCACCATGCAGGAGGCCCGGGCGTTCGTGGAGGAGCTCCGGCGCGAGCTGCTCCGGCAGAAGCGGACGGTCGGCGACCCCCGGGCCCCTATGCGGGCCCGGCCCGGGCAGGAGGAGGCGTTCGAGAAGGTGGAGGCGAACCTCGCGAGGGCGGAGCTCATTCTCAAGCTCCTCGCGATGGAGGCCCTCCGCACGGAGAAGCGGAAGGCGGTCAAGGCCGTCGACGCGCTGCTGGACGGGTTCATCATCTTCGGCCTCGCCTCCGCCGCCATGCTGGGCGTCGCCGCCGCCGCCGTGCTACTGAACGCCCCCTCGCCCGTCGTCCAGGCGACGGCGATCATCGGGGTCGGCGTGGCCCTGGCCCGGGCGGTCGCCCGGAAGTAGCTCTAAGAGACAGTTCACAGGAAGGAGGACAGCGATGAAACGCAATAGCGGAAAGCTCACCCCGTTCGGGAAGCTCGTCGTCAAGGCCCTCACCGACCAAGACATGACGAAGACACAGCTCGCCGACACGATCGGGACGTCGCCGCAATACTTGAGCTATATCCTCTACGGCGTCCGCTCGGGCGAGAAGTACGTCCCGGCGATCGTCGCGGCCCTCTCCCTCGACCCCCACAAGGTCGAGAAGGCCATCGCAGCATAACAGCAGGAAGGAGGGAGCGAGGTGTCGGACGTGTTCATCGGCCTCGAGGAGGCCGCAGCCTTCGAGGGTATCACCTACAAGGGGCTCACCTCGCGCATATCGCGCAACCCGCAGCAGTTCAAGACGAAGACACAGCCCCGCGAGGGCGGAGGGAAGGATCAGGTCATGATCTCCGTCGCCTCCCTCTCGGCGAAGGGGCGCAAGGCGTGGAAGGCCGCGCAGAAGGTAGACGGGAGGGATGTCATCATAGACAAGCGAACAGACGCGGCCCCCTGGTATGTCGGGGCCGACCTCAATCACTTCATCGAAGGGGACGGAGGGAAGCGGAAGAAGGCATACTATGAGGCCGTCGAGCTCGCCGCCCGCATCCAGGACTTCATCGACTACGACGGCCCCGACCGCACGGCCTACGCCGAACGCTACGCGCTGGGCCTGGGCGTGAGCCTCCCGACCCTCTACCGCTACGTCGACAACGTCCTCAAGGCGAACGCCTGGGCGCTCAAGCTGGAACGGGAGGACGGGCAGAACCGGGACTACTTCCGGGCCCTGGCCCTATGCAGGAAGCCCCGGGAGAAGGCCACCTTCCCCAGCCTCACGGACGAGCAGCGGGCGGTCATTGAGAATATTTGGTTCGACCGCCGCTTCGCCGCCAACCTGGGCACCCTCGAGATGCTTTACGAGCGGTTCGAGGAGATCGCGGAGGGCCGGGGATGGGAGGACTACCCCAGCATCAAGACGGTCGCCCGCTACGTCAAGCACCTCATGGACAACCGGGGCGCGGCATCGGCCCGCTACCTCGCCGCCAACGGCTCGCGGGAGTGGAAGAACAAGATGATGCTCAAGGGACGCCGGGACGCGACGAGCCTCAAGGTCATGGAGTACGTCGTCGGCGACGAGCACACCTTCGATCTATGGGTTCAGTGGACGGCCCCGAACGGCAAGGTCAAGGCCGTCCGCCCGAAGATCGTCGCCTGGATGGACATGAAAAGCCGGGCGATCATCGGGGACGTGGCCTGTATCGACGCCAACAGTCAGACCTTGAAGGAGAGCCTTGTGAAGATGCTCTACACCACCCCCGGGGGTGTCCCCCACATCCTCCACGTCGACAACGGCAAGGACTACACGGCCCAGACCATGACGGGCCAGAGCCGGAAGAAGCGGAACATCGAGTTCGAGTTCGACGCCGAGACCGTGGGCTTCTATCAGTCCATCGGCATCGAGGAGGTGGGGCGCTCCCTCCCATATCAGCCGTGGGACAAACCCATCGAGCGCCTGTTCCTGACCGTGTGCTCCAAGTTCTCGAAGTGGTTCGAGAGCTACGTCGGAAGCCTCACAGGCTCCAAGACCTACGCGAAGCGACAGAAGGACGTCGCCGCCATGCTTGAGCGGGGGGAGCTGCTGACGATGGAGGAGTTCTTCGACCTCTGGACGAAGTGGAAGAATGAGAAGTACCACACCCGGAAGCACGGGGGCCTCAAGGAGGCGGGCGAGAAATGGCTCACCCCCATCGAGATGTTTGAGAACGGCCCCCGCTACGAGAAGGCCGCGCCGCCCCGGGAGTATGCGGCGATGCTGCTCATGAAGGCGGACAAGGCCCGGGTCTACAACTTCGGCATCAAGAAGTTCGGCACGACCTACACCGACTACGAGCTTTCGCACTACATCGGGAAGACCGTGGGCATCAAGTGGGACATCGACGACGTGACGAAGCTCTACGTCTTCGACGAGGAGGGGCGGAAGATATGCGAGGCCGTCTCCCCCGAGCTGCTGGCCTTCGGGCCCCACTGTTCGCAAGCCGTCCTCGAGAAGCACCTCCGCGATCAGAGGCGGCAGGAGCGGGAAATGCGGGAGATACTGGACAGCATGACGCGGCCCTACGAACTCCGGGGCGAGGAGGGCGGACGGCCCACGGCGGCGGTCGGCATGATCGACCTCACCATCAAGGCCGACAGGCCCTCGAAGCTCATCTCTCTCCCGCTGGATAAGGAATACCGGGCCGAGGCGACGAGCCGGGCCAAGAAGAAGGCAGGAGCCGGGGACGAGTTCCTCGGCAAGAAGGCAGACGACGCCCTCGCCCGCTTGAGGGCCATCAACGAATAGGAGGCACATGAAGATGGAAGTCAGAGCAGCAGCGGCGGCGAAGCAGACCGCCACCTATACCCCGGGCAAGCCCCTCGCCCGGCAGGTCAACGACTACCTCGCGGCGACGCGGACGAGTATCGCCACCCTTGCGAACGAAATCCCCGGCTACTCCCGGCCCACGATCTCCCGCTACCTTGCGGGGAAGTACGACGGGGACATCACCACGATCGAGAAGCTCCTCGCCGAGTGGCTGGCCCAGCGCACGGGGGAGGCCGTGGATGTCCCGGAGCGGCCCGGGAAGACCGGGCGGAAGCCCGCCTTCCTCGAGACGAGGGACGCGGTCAACGTCCTGGGCGTGTGTCAGTCCTGTCAAGAGTACATCGGGCTCGGCATCGTGGTCGCCCGGAGCGGCTACGGGAAGACCTACAGCCTCCGGCACTATGCGAAGCTCCCCCGGGTTGCGTATATCGAGTGTGACGACACCATGAGCAGCCGCGACCTTGTAGAGGCGATCGAGCGAGCCCTCGGCCTCCCCAGCGGCTACGGGACGATCTGGAAGCGGGTGAACGGCATCCGGGACTTCTTCAACACCAACAAGGGATGGCTCCTCATTATCGACGAGGCTGACAAGCTCGTCTCGAAGTACACGCAAAAGAAGATGGAGATACTCCGGGCGATCTTCGACCAGTCCGACGTCGGCGTCGTGATCGCCGGGGAGCCGAAGCTCGAGGCGGCGATCAAGACCTACCTCGCCCGGATGGCGAACCGGGTCGACTTCTACATCGCCCTCAAGGGGCTCGCCCCCTCGGAGGTGGAGAAGTACGTCTCCGAGTTCGAGGTCGCCCCCGAGGCCATGGTGGAGCTCAAGGCCCGGGCCTGTAATATGCAGACCGGATGCTTCCGCCTCCTCGACCGAACCCTCTCCAATGTGCGCCGCATCCTCAAGGAACAGGGCGAGAATACCGTCACCCTCAAGACGATCGAGCAAGCGTCGAGCCTCATGATGCTCTAACGGGAAGGAGGCCGGGACAATGAAGATGAGAAAACAGCGGCTCATGGGCGTCGGGCTCCTCGCGATCTCGTGGCTCGTGCTGCTGCTGGCCTGTACCGGGGAGAGCCCGGAAGACCAGGACGCGACCGCCGCCCTCCTCGTGCTCCCCCTGGGCCTGTATATGGTCTATTCGGACGACTACCTCCTCTACGACGGGGAGCCCGTGGCCCGGGCCCGGGACAGGCCGGAGGCGGCACTCTTGAGCCCACCATATGAACAACTACACAGGAAGGAGTCAACAGCATGGCAAGAAAGCGAGTTATTGAGCCCCCGAGCCTCAAGAGCTGGGAGGACGTGAACGACGCCCTCCGGCAGATCGCCGAGGCTACGATCGCCCTCGGCGACATCCAGAGCGAGATGCAGAAGCAGATCGTCGGGGCGCAGAAGGCGGCGGAGCAGCAGAGCAAGCCCTACAACGACCGCATCGCAGCCCTCGAGCGTGAGGTCAAGGAGTTCGTCACCGAGCACCGGGACGAGATGGGGAAGGCGAAGTCGAAGACCCTCACATTCGGGGAGGTGGGCTTCCGTATCTCGACGTCGATCTCCCTCCCCCGGGCGAAGGAAAAGCTCGAGGAGATCATCCGCAAGCTCAAAGCCCGGCAGATGACGGACTGCATCGTCGTCAAGGAGGAGGTCAGCAAGGAGGCCCTCAAGAAGTACGGCGAGGACACTGTCAACGCCGTGGGGGCCACCTGGAAGCAGAAGGACGTCTTCGGCTATGACCTCAACCTCGCCCGGCTCGAGCAGATCAAGAGCGGGGCGTAAAGGAGGGAGCCGGGCTTCATGCGGGTCGACATAGGAACGACGACGCAAAAATACCGGGTCATCTATGCAGACCCGCCGTGGAAGTTCAGCAGCAAGGAAGCCTTCGAGCCCCGGAACGGGGGCTCCGGCTTCACCCCTCTCGAG